AACGTCCCAGTAACACCAAAGATGGTTACACCTTTTTTGATGTTACTGGCCACCAGGGTCGAACTACCCGCCACAGTAATATCACCGCTCGCGTATCTGCCGGCTGCTATGGCAGTCTTTGCCGACGTACCAGGTGTGATAGTTGCCGCGCCCTGTGTGGGAATCGTGCCGGTTATTTTACTTCCGTTTACCCATGCCGTTCTTCCGGCAAGGATATGCCCGGCTGCCGAATCGCCAGGTGTCTGGCTGGCCAGACTCTTTGCTGTTACCTTTCCGGATCCGTTGTGAAACCCATCTGGAATTGTATAACTTCCTCCAGCTCCCAGCTCCTGAGTGACCGCTCCCCGGTTCGTCATCCCACCCACTCGCCGTTCAAACAGCTTCGTTACCGGGTTGAATTTTAAAAACGTTTGGCCCGAAAGTGCCTGCGAATCCGCTAATGTTGTTTCCGTGTCTAAAGTTCCTTCCACTGCTTCATCATCCGAATCGGCGGTAACCGCTTTCAGTCCAGTCGGTACATTTGCTTTCACAAGCGTACATTCGTCCGAACCGGCACCACCGCCAGCGCCTCCCGGCATCCATATCTTACTCATACCCTCACACTCCCTTCAGGCCGATTGTAATGTCCGTCACCGGCTTCTTATAAACTTTAAATACGGCCTGTCCATCAGTCAACTCTGCTGTGCCACCACAGATAATCCCAAACGCCTTGATATATGCCTTTGCTGTGGCTGCATCGGCCCCATCCGCCAGGGCGCTGACCACGGTCGGCTCCATCCCTTCCGCGGCTCCCGAAACCAGAACCATCTGGCTGTACGGTGCGGTTTCTCCAGTCCAGCCAGGTGCCGTAAGAGTAACTTCTGTTACATGCTCCAGACGTTCTATTTGAGTCTTCAGGTAAATATCATTATTCAATAGTGCTTCCGGCACTTCCGCCATTTCTGCACCATCAGCCAGTGTCTCCCTCGTCCACTGTGTCACCTCCCGTGTAAATTCCGGAGGATTCTTGATTATAAATGCCATGCGGTGCCTCCTCTTTAAAAAATTTCGTCCATATCATAAATCTGTGGGATGTCTTCATCTTTTCCTTTCCGCATAAAGGTCCGGTAAGCAATCAAATCGCCAGCCTCGTCAAACAGCCCCATCTCCGATATTTCCTTACCCGTCAGCTCCCCTGCCTCCAGCGTAGCTGTGTACCGGCAAGTTGTCTTGTCGTCACTGGTATAACTATGGCTTTCGATCGCTTTTTCCAAAAGCTTGTTATACAGGCCTACTTCGTTCCCCGTTGCCAGTTTCGGAGTTCCTTCCTCATCCACACCGCCATCCCCCCAGGCCATTTTCGTAATTTTAGGTAATGCTTCATCGCCAGCATGGGCCATGCACAGCTTTTTCCTCCCTGTCATCGTGATTACACCTTTGTTCTCTGCCATGTTCTATCCTTCCTTTCTTATAGTGCATACCGACCGCCGTCGAGTTTCCGGCTGCCATTCAACTTCCAAGTTCCATCCAGACCGTTTAACTTCGTCATATAACTATCCGTTTCAATCTTACATACTGCCGATACCTGACAGTTCAACCGTTCTGCCATCTCCATCTGCTTTACAACGCCCGTCTGTACCTGCTGAATGGATTCTGTTTTAATAGCAACCTGTACTCTCTCGTTCATATTGACTCCGGCCAGCTCTGTTCTCGCTCCCCCGCTAACCTTTGCCCACAACCGGACCTTTACCGGATAAAAATCCAGCATTTCCTCGCTGTCATAACCATTCAAGCGGCGGCTCCCATTCAGCCTCCAAAGGGCGTCCAGATACAAATAGCCTAAGTTATATCGTGGGTGGAATTGGAACCGAAAACATACTTTGTTCTCGTAACTGATAGGTACCCCATATTCGGCGCCAACATGAAATTCCAGCACCTCTAACCAAGAACGTACATTTTTATAAACACGAATTCGGTCAACAATTTTCTCCCCGTCCCCCACATGAATCACGTCGTCTAGGGCCAAATCAACGATAGCCTTAAAAAAATATGGTTTTCCTCCATAGATATACCACTCCTGCAATCTTCCGCCCTGGAACAAAGTTCCCAGGTATTCCGATAAAACGGAACCAGTTCCCCCTCTCAGATACCAGGCTACTGTCTGCTTAATCATTCCTTCTCGAACGCTTCGCTTTGTATCCGGCTCATAATACTGCACTCGTAGTTCTACTGCCAGTAGATTTAACGCTTCGTCTGGCAACTCCTTAATGGCAGCATAAATCGGTGCCGCCCTGGCATACCCCTGCAAGTCCCTCAACCCACCTTTTATCGCCGCGCTCAGCGCCTGTGTCTCTGGCTGGGACAGATTTTCCGGTAACACGGAAAGCAAATCTGCATCTTTGAAACTAATCATCCTGAAGACCTCCGTATACCAGATTTATGGCTGACGCCTTCGCAACCTTTGCTCCTGTTATTTCTGCAAATACAGGCTTTCGAATCTCGGCCCATTTCACTCCAGCCTGAACCAATTCGAACATCAGCCTTGATGGATTAATGTCCCTTGCAATCGCTGCCTGTTGCCAGTTTACATAGCTCTGGCAGGCTGCTTCTGCCTTTTGCTTGATTGTTTCCGCCATATCCCGATTTGACCGATTGATGTAATAAGTGACGTCAATGGAATATGCCTCTTGGCTCGGCGCCTTTACAACAACTTTGTCTGTCAACGGTCGTTTGCTATCATTTTCCAGAAAGCCACTCAGTCCCTCTAAAAAGGTTTCACCTGGCAATTCCCCGTTCCGCAACAGTACATAGATATCTACCTCGCCCGGAGATTCACTATATATTTTGCAGTCCTGAATCTCTGTGCTATACGTCATAACCCAATAACGGTATGCATCCTCTGGTCCGGCGGTAGAATAGGATGATGGTGATAGATAAATTCGTTCGGCCAACTCCTCATCACTTTCCTGGTCGGCTCCGCCCTCCGTCTTTGTCGTATTTTCTACCCGTTCAATATAATTAACCGGGTCTACTAATGTTGCAATTTCCCCTGGAAGAAAACCATTTCCGACACTGCCAGGTGTCAGGCATTTGACCGGGATATCGATATATTCGGCGCCCGCTGGGATTTCCGTCAACAAAGTTGTTGCGAAAAACAACTTATCGCCTTTTACTCTTGTATTTTTCGGAATTACTACTGGAGATTCCCTGGCGGCCGACAGATAAAAACGTTCTGTGGTCATAGCCGCCTGCGCCGGGAGCCGCTCCACATTCTTCATGGCCGCCAGATTATCCAGGAAATCCCCTGTACTGTATTTTAAAAGTCCCATTTTTGCAGCACGATCTACATACTGAAAGCCTTGATAAATCAGAACAGAACAACTATATAAAATCAGCCGAATGGGGTCAGAAATGGCAAGTTCCTGCTCCTCTCCCGTCAATTCCTTGTACCTGCGCTGATACTCTTTTATCAGTTCAGAAAGGAACGTATCAAAGGATTTTCCCTCTATGAAACTAACTTCCGGGTATTGTTCAAGTCTTTTTACGATTGTTTCACTCACTATTTTCCCTCCTCCTGCAACTGATTTTTGCGGTCGCCTCTCCGTTTCCCGGATTATGAACAAACTCTATCCCCACAATTTTAATATTTGGTAAATACTTTTCCGTTTTCTGCAGGAGTTCCTGATAAAATAGGCTTTCCGCAACATCCGGCTGAGCGTCCAGGCACTGCCAGCTTATTCCATAATCTCTGATTACTGGTACGCTTCCGGCGCGTGTGGAGAGCAGCATGGAAAGCTCCTGCCTCAATTTTTCTTCCTTTTTGTCAAATACTATCGCAAACTCCACATCGGCCTCCTACACGTATTCCTGTAAAGTCAGATCCGCCGTAGCTCGGAACAGCTCTCCTTTTACCAGAATTCTTTCCCAGATTTCTGAACTTTTCGCAATAACCCAGCGTTGGTTTCCTACCTGCTGATTTCCGATAATAAGATAATGGGCGGTTCCAAGCTCCACCATATCTTCGATTTTTTCCAGCATCTCCCTCGGAGGAATACCAAGGCCTGCATCTAAGAAAATTCTAAACGAAATCGTCTGGAGTTCTGGCCCCGAAAAAACGGTAAGAGGCTTTTTCCCAATCCGCTCCATGTTGCTCCATGAACCAGCAATTTCCCGTTTAAAATTCTGAAAGGTAAGGAGTTGTTGGTCGCTGACTTTAAAACGGATGGTTCCGAATGTTCCTATTTTTGCCACAATGCTCATCCCTCCAATGCATCAAGCTTTTTTTTCATTTCAAGCAGCTGTGTCAATGTAATCGTTCCGGCGCTCCCCTGCAAGGAAATTTCTCTGTCGCACAGCGTCAGTACACCTCCTAGTTGCTTCAGGAAAGCAGCGTCGTCATCGCCTAATCTTTTGTAAAACATTCCAGGCCCACTTTGGGACGGAAGAGAACGGTCTGACCAAAAGCCCCCCATGACAATTCCCACGCTGCTATCATTTGATAAGTGAAGCACTAACACTTGGTCATCCACTTTCGGCATCTGATATTCACCCGTTCCACAAAAAACAGGCAGTTCCGCTGTTCCTTTTTCACTTTTATCCGGATAGACAATACGAACGGTACCGGCCGCATAATTGACACTCGATACATTTCCTACTCTGATTTCGTTCATTTCGCTCCTCCTGGTATTGTTAACTCCGTTCCCGGGTAGATCCAATACCCTCCACCCGAGTCATTTTTTCCGTGACGCTTCGCTTCTGCTTCAATCTTTTCCCGGTTTGCCTCGTAAATTAATGTATATTTTGTATTGTCCTGATAAAAGGTTTCCGCCAAATCCCAAAGAGTATCTCCCTTTACCACTGTATAACAGCTGGCAGACGGCCGCTCTTCTGATGTCTGGCCGGCAATATCGGTATCCGCACTTATTTGATATAAACTGAGACGGATACTGTACTCTTTTCTTGATACTCTGTGGCTTACCTGCGTTACAAAGTAGATCCCATCCATTTTATCAAATCCGGCTAATCTTACCGTACAAGCCGCCGGTATTGGTTCATTCGGAAACAAGGTGAGTTCCATTGTAACTTCCTTCCGGTTCGCGTTGCGGAGTGCATTTTTCCCAATTCGTTCGGCATCGGCCACGCTTTCTGCCTTCTCATTGACTGTCAAAACACGCCCCTCCCGGCCAATAAAAGCCTCTACCTTCTTACCTTTCTTTGGATCTGTATAGCTGACCCTTGCTCCGGTATAGGTTCCTTGAACACTTCCCTTGTATTCCCATTTTCTCACTGCTTCCCGTTCAATAACCGCAACCGGTTCCTGCGCTTCATATTCTTCATACGACCATATGATAATCTGGGAAAGATACACCTTGATTCCCATACCATATTTATTACAAAGCTCCTGAAGATAGCGGCTGTCTGTTTCCCCGTTCTGCTCTTCCCGTTCCAGCGTAATCTCCTGTCCTGTGTCATACACGAGAGTGAGTCCGTACCGTGCAGCAATCTCTGCTGCAATCTGGTGAATAGTAACCTTTTCCCAGGTCTGAGTACGCGTCGTCTCCTTAAAATCCAAATTGACGGGCGATGAAACTCCTTCAATCACAACTTTCTGCGGCGGCCCTGAGAGTCGAAAAGAATCTACGATAAACTCACCGCAGTAAAAGCCCTGGTCAATCCCCTCCCCTTCCCAGTCCTCCAGTTTAATCCCAGCACTAATTTTATCCCCTTTATACGGAATCCAGGCACCTGACCATTTTTCATCTGCATCGCCGATTGTAATGGAAATAGAGTCAGACTCCTCTGTGGAATCATCATACTGAAAATCAGACAAGGTATCCGATATATAGATATTGGCATCCACGCCATTGTAAAAAATATCCGTCTGTACTCTTCTTGTTCTCACTACTTCCTCCATTCCGGCCATCCCTGCTTTTCATCGTTGCTTAGTTCTGGGATGTTAACCAGGAGCCCGGCCGGAAACACCACATAATCCAGCAGCTGGAAATTATTCATCATCAAAATGTCCATCTTCTTTTCATCTCCATACTGCTTTTTTGCAATCATATCCCAGGTATCTCCCTGGACGGTTTGATAGGTATCCATTCCGCTCCTCCTTAAAAACTCATCCGACTTCGGCTTTCCTCGAACCGGAGAAACCACTCTTTAAATCGCTCAAAGGAGACCTGCTCTGCCTCCTCCACCTCTTCACGGCCAGCGTTCCCATAAAGATTAAGTACTGGAGAATACGCTGGTAGAGCTGCCGTCTGTCCCTGAAAGCTGGAAGATGCGGCCGGCGCTCCTGAAAGCGCCTTCGAATAGACTCCATAATTATTTTCCTGATATAGGCCGAGGAGATGGCCGGTTTCTTTCCAAAGTTCTGTCGCATTTCGGGAACCGTCAAGAGGAATTGCCGCTTCAGGTCCTTCCTCTGCGAATTCGGCTATATGCGGCGTATCAAAGATTCCGCCTTCTGCATGGGCTGGTAATACGCCTTTCTTAAATTGGCTGAGTGCCGTTTGCCCCTGGTCACTCTTCGTAAGTGTCTGAACATTGACCGGCACAGTTACATCCAATCCTTCAGCAAACTGTACCCTCATTGATTCAAGAAATCCTCTAGCCGCTGCCTCGGCCTCCGGGTACATGCTCTCAACTGCCTTTATAGCCTCCTGCGGTATCTGCCCGCTCTGCTGCTGAACCGTTTCCAGGAGCAGCGCCCGCTCCGGGCTGTTTACAACCTGTTTACCTATGATTGTCCAAAGATCCTCTTTTTCACCGGCTGCCGCACCAATCGTCCCTATATCCGCCATTGCCTTCTGAATCGCTTCCGGCACTTCTCCTCCTGCCCGTTCAATCTGCGCAGTCAGGCCTCTCAGCTGTTCTTCTGTCGGAGCCATCCCCTCCAAGAGCATACCAATTGCATTCTTTGCATCCGGCGAAAGTTCCACTGAATTCAAAGCGTTTTCAATTGCAAAATCTAAAGCCTTTACAAAATCTTCTGGATTGGAAATGTTTGGATTTTCAAAAATCTGATTCAAAGAAGCATTCAGACTTTCATTGATGGCATCCATCGCAGACTGAATCTCGCTACCGTAGGTTGCCATAATAGTATCCTTCATTGCCTGATAGCCATCTAAAGTCTGTTGCGCTTTCTTCTCATATCCTCCCTGAAATAATTGTTTTTTCTTAACTTCAAATTCTTCCGGTGAAAGTCCGATCCGTTCTCCGTTTAAGTCCGTCTCCCCTCGTTCCCAAGCTATACGCTGCGTGTTTAAGCTGGCTAAAGCCTTCTCTGTCGCGTCATCTATAGCCGTATTCGCCTGCTCGGTATAATCTGCAATCGCTGACTGCAAATTCTGAAAAGTTTCAGGCGTTAAGGCTACCCCAGCAAACTGTCCTTCTATCATCTGCAGCTTTGCGGCATTCTGGGCATCGGTAATCATACTTGTGATATCCGCCATTTCTGCCAGATAGCCATCCACAATCTTCTGTTTATCTAGGGTAAGCCCGTTCTCCGTGATATCTTCTAACGCTTTACTAATATCCTGCTTTAAAGGATCCAACTGAGCTAAAAGCGACTGGTAAAAAGCTCCGCTATCCTCTGCAAATCCCTGACCGGAATCTCCAAGCACCAACTCCACTGCCAGATTAAGTTCATATCCTTTTTCGGCGATATAGTCTTGGGCACTTGTAACATAACTATCAACATCGCTGACATAAGATTCTGCGTCAGATGCGTCCAGCTCCATTCCCATTGATAACTTCCATTCCGTCTTCTGTATGGATTTCAGACTATCTTTCATAGACTTAAAAAATTCATCAGCTCTGCCTGAGGAGGACTCCATTGCCTCAATGTTGTCAAACAGCCTATCCCCCACAATGTGCCGTGCAGCCTCGTTTAGCTCTTCCATTGACAGCGTCAAATCTCCAAAATGCTCCGACAGATTCTTGGCCGCCTTCTTTTTCGCAGTCCGTTCCATCGCGGAGCTGATTCCTACAATGCCTCCAATTATCAGGCCCGCGGCGGCCACCGGCCAAGCCGACATCATTCCGGACAGTGTGCCGAGCAATTTCACTGCCGCTGTTGCTCCTTTCGCTGCCTTAAATGTCAGCATCGCCGCGGCAATTCCCTTAATACTGCCTTCTATCACTCCCGGATGCTGTAACAGCCATTCCCCCGCATCGAGAAGCGGCCCAAACAGGCTTTCTGTAGCCTTCGCAAAGTTCTTCGCTTCTCTTCGAATTGTAGGGATATCCTCTTTTAAATTTTCGGTGAAAGAGCTGACCCAGGCCGTTGCATCCTGTACCCCCTTCCGGAGTAGACTGCTGAATCCTCCGTAAATTTCGATTCCGGCACCTTCCAGGCCACTTTTTAAGATGGTAATGTCCCCCTCCAGGTTATCCAGACGGACTTCCGACATTTTCTTTGCTGCTCCTGCGGAATTGTCAATCGCCGCAGTCAGCTTCGTAAAATCCGCTTCACTGGCGTTGACTATTGCAAGCAAGCCGGACATGCCTTCTTTTCCGGCGATCCCGGCAGCGTATTCTGCCCGTTTCGCTTCTGATAATCCCGAAAATCCCTGGCGAAGCTCCTGTAATTGCTGCCGGAATGGCTTCATTTTTCCAGTACCGTCTACCAAAGAAAGGGACAACTTGTTCATGTATCCCCGCATCTGCTTAGTCGGTTTTGCCAGGTTGGTCAGCATGGTACGCATAGCAGTACCGGCTTTTTCTCCCTTAATACCTGCGTTTGCCATCAATCCGGTTGCCGTTGCCACGTCCTCGATGGTATAGCCAAAAGAACCAGCCACCGGAGCCACATACTGAAAGGTGGCACCCATCATGGCAACATTCGTGTTGCTGGAACTGCTGGCCTGCGCCAGAACATCCGCAAAACGTGCCGACTGGTCCGCCTGCAGGCCAAAGGCTGTCATCGCATCCGTCACAATGTCCGATACCGTTCCCAGTTCTTCCCCGGAGGCAGCCGCCAGATACATGATGCCTGGCAGGCCGGAAACCATTTCCTGTGTCTTCCAGCCAGCCATCGCCATGTATTCTAAACCCTGTCCCGCCTCTGTGGCAGAAAATTTCGTCGTTCGGCCCATTTCGGCCGCAACCTCTTTCAGTTGTTTCATCTCACTGGAGGATGCCTGGGAAATCGCCTGTACCGTACTCATCTGAGCCTCAAAGCTGGAACCGGCCATCGTGGAAGCGGTGAGTAATCCGGCCAGGCCAGCAGAAGCAGCCGCGGCCCCTTTCGCCATCACAGCAAAGGTTTTATTTGCAAAGGAGTCTAAACGGTCAACTCCCTCCAGGAATCCCTGATTCGTTCTCCTGGAAAATTTATAGAGTGTTGCAAGCTCTCTTTCCGCTTTTGAGAAGGCTTTCCCGAAGGAACTTTCCACTTCTCCACCTATTTGAACCTTTAATTCATATCCTTTACCTTTTCCTGCCATTCGCCCGCCTCCTTTCCTCTTTCGCTGCTTCCGAAACATCTTTCATGGTCAGGTTCAGCATTTTCAGCGGAAGGCCATAGAAAAAATCAAGTCCTGTATGGCTGTACCTGGCTGCAGCTACACAGGACTTCCTCGCCTCCCGGATGTCACGGAATCCGGCTATACCGACATGTAGAAAAAACGGTATACCCTATTTTTTAACACAATCGCATCTCTGGCGCTTAAATGTCCCAATACTTCCAGTGGAAGTCCCGTCAGATGCTGGGCCGTTAATTTAGCAAACAGAAGGGTGGATTCTTGCATTACCGTACCAGTTCCACCCATCTCATCGTAAATACTGTAAATTCTTGCCATGTCATCCAGCGTCATATCGTCCAGTCCCGTTAAATCCAGAGATTCAATCTGCATTCCCATGTGGGAAACCGGCTTTTTAAGCTTTATAATCTTCCAACTCTCTTTTTTATCCTGTACCTTCTTTGGTGCATCTTTTTCATTTTTTGTTTCCATACGCCCTCCTTAACACATGTTTCTGACTTCCCTTAAGACATCTTCTCCGTTTACAATGTAAACACCATTCAGCTTGTCAATCTCCAGCATCGTTGTTCCGTCAATCACAATCTTGTAATAGCTGAGACTTAGAGTCACGCTGGACTCCATCTTTGCCCCTGCCTTTACACTTCCGGGTGTAAAGGTTTTAACTACTCCGCGAACAGCAATGCTTAGCTGCGTATAGCCAACCTTCCCCGTCCCGCTATCCATCCCCTGAATCGCACCGCTCAAAAGCAGATCCGCCGCCTCGTTTGGATTCATCATAGAAAACGCATCTTTGCTCAGTGTTGTGTAGGGAATCTGGATATCCATTGTATCTGTCAGTCCTATAACGGGGATTTCCAGATTTCCTCCTGTCCCGGCTCCCTCGATGGTGTCTGTCAGGTTTGTTACCTCCGGAAGTTCTACCTCGCCGGAGGTTCCAATTAACTTAGTTCCGTTTCGATATAAATTAAATCGATTAATTACCTGCGGTATTTTCATGCTCTTACTCCTCTCCGCCCACAATGGACGCCTGCAATGCCGTCATATCAAACTCTTCTGACGCCAGAATGTATTCCAGTGGCGTATACGGAGCCAGATAAATTTTCACTTTCACATGGCCGTTTAACAGGCTCTCATTATCATTTTCGCTCTCATCATATTCCATCCGAAGACCGGCGCACATCCCCTGGCTGACCAGGCTGTTTCCCCAGATATTAAAGCTGTTTACAATGTCGTCAATAGTCCGGCGATTCATAGAGGCATCTAGTCGGCTCTGGTATTGGCGGATAAAATAATTTGCCACAAAGCTGAACATTCTCCGGCAGCCAATTCGATAATCCTTCGGGTCTGTATTTTCCGGATAACATCCGGTATTATTTCCCCAGCTCCTCCAGCCACCGTCATTGATAGCGGTCACAACACCATCTCCATTCAGATAGGCCGCCTGTGTTTGGTCCAGCGTAATCTCCGTTCCATCCGCTAATACCGCCCCTTCAACATTCAAAAGGCGATTGGACGGATACAGATAAGGGACATCTCCATTCGTCGCCGTGTAATAACTGGCCATCGCCCCATAGGCCGCAGAAAATGCCATGTGTTTCCCGCCCATTAGAAGTTCCGGCCATAGAACAATTGCATGGGAGTCCGTATATCCATTTTGTTTCTTCACCGTTCCACATTCACTGTATTTTCTGGTGGTGGCTGTATCTAAGTCCAGCACACACTCACATCGAAATACCCCGTTAATCTCTGTACACTTTTCCTGTATCGCAGCCCCGACGTTTGGTCTCTGGCTCCAGCCGGGCGCGAGAATTAACCCTGGAGAGAGATGAAACATAGGATAAACCCGGCGTACCAGCTCCAATCCCGTTTCTTTCCCTGTTTCCATGTCATAGGCGCCAATAATATCCTCTTCCGTCACCATCGACGGAGCCAAATATTTATAACTTACCTGAATATTCTCCAGCTCATAGCCGTTCCCTGTGCTAAGCAGGGTAATAACGCTCTTTCCTGCACTGTTAAAACTCGAAATATAGTCCTCATTCAATTTCAGGGCGGTCCCTTCTGCCTGAGCTTTTATTTGGATACTACTCAACAGAATTCCTTCTTTATCAAGTGTCACCTGGTGATTTTTGACTTGGCAAGCTGCTTCCGCTACCTCTTTGCTGTGCTTGTCTGGATCCAGAACATTCACGTAAATAACCGGATAGACATTAAACATCTGAAAAGATGCGTAAATGCTCTGACACAGCGTATAGCTCCAATCATCTGTGTATCCCAGTTTTTCAACCGCTTCCGCAAACGACTGTACCAGCACCGGACGGTTTACATATTCCTTTGGATTTTTAGTCATATTAACCGGTGCGGTTCCCACCACCACCTGAACGCCATAACTAGTTGCAAGTGGGCGCTGATAGGTTGTCTTTTTTTCTTCTACTTCAATTCCGTGCTTATACATGCAGCTCCTCCTTTATCTGCTCTGCCTTGCGGTATAACGCATTTAATTCACTGTCTCCGGCTCTCAGCTGCTTCCTCTTTTCCGCCAATTCTGCCGCCGGCACTAAAAGCCCTTTCAGAAACGGATAAGCCCCTAAAAGAGTCTCAAACTTGGGGAGGCTTCCCTCTTTTAACGCTGTCCCCTTCTGGACAATCCCGTAAAACGACGGTCCCAGATATACACTGACCGGAGTGTCTATTCCGGTTTTTCTACTTTCTTTTTTCATGTTAAATCACCTCATCCTCTTCCATTTCAGGAAGGTTCCATGTCATTTCGATTCCACCGAAAAAATACGGGTAGGTGTCCTCGTCCTGAATCACTGCCTTCATCCTTTTTTCACAATAAAAAGCATCCAAAACCGTATCCGCCCGGAACCGGCCCGTAATGCGGTTTAAGAGGTTCCACAGCGTCTGGTACCCCTGCATACTCTGGGAGTGGTCACAGATGCAAAAAAGAAGATAGAGCTTCGCCGCCCCTTCCCCTTCCTCATAGGAAATTTCCGTTGTTTTCACAATAAAATATGGAATCAACGCATCCTCCGGGTCACTTTCCCCGAAACCGTCCCCCGCATCCTCGTTCCAGTTTGCCGGAAGGGGAAGCTGCGGAATCGCCTCCGCATACCCCTTTAGCCGTTTCTCCTGACCGTCAATACCCTCCAGGCGAATATCGGAGGACAGCGCCTCAATCTCCTCAATTAAGCTTCGTTCCAACTGATTATTGGTCATCCTCATCCTCCTCTACACCCGAAACGCCTCATCAATAAAATTCCAAAGAGCCTGATTCAGTCCCTCCTGCAGTTCGCCCTCCATCGGCCGGTAGACTGTCTCGGAGATCTTTGAAACAGACGGCCCCAACAGTTCCTTAACGGGGAAACGGGCTTGAGACTTTCTCTGGAAAATTCCCTTATGTTCCTTTTGCTCCTCTTCCCCCTCTTTTTTCGGCGCCTTCATCTTAGCCACAAACCCTTTTAAATCTCCTTTTTCCAGCTTCTTTAAGGCTCCTCTTTTTACGGCTGCCTTTGCCGCTGTCCGCTTCCCTTCTTTTGCCGTTTTATAAGCCTTGGTTAAAGACAAAGGGGAGCCGGATACTTCCAACTGCGCGTACAGCCGGGACGTCGTTGCCTTTTTTATCGATACATCTTTTTGGGTAAAAGCCGATCGCTTTACCGTATATCCCTGTTTTACCCCGCTGTAGATCTTCTCTCTGGCCTTTTGGGCTGCCTCATTCACCGCCTTCTTGATGATTGGCTTCGGTTTTTTCCCTGATGCCTGTAAAAGCTTCTGAATTTGTTCCTGGTTTTCCAAATGGATATACAGTTTTACACTCATGTCGCACGCACCGCCTTCAGACTGATGGAATAGACCCCATCCTCGTTAATGGCATCTGTGATTTGATAAAGCCGGCCGTCCAGGGTCAGTGTCCTTCCGGCCGCCGGCAGAGGGCCAAACTCCGAAGCTGCCACGTAAAACAAGATTTGCCGCTTATAAATGCCCTCTGCGCTGTCTGTCCCTGTACTCCGCTTCTCCCGTTCAATCATCTCATTGTCATCAATCACAATGGGGATTTTCCTGTCATTAATCAGGTGCGGCGTTCCAAACTCCTCCGTATCGAGAAAAATATTTCGAATATCCTCCCTGACAATATCCTTGAATCCCATCGCCTTACCCCAGAAGCTTGACTGTGGCCGCGGCCTCATCGGCCCCGGAGGCCGCAACGGCGTACCCTATAGGCGAAGCCGCAGCTGCAGCCTTGTCAATCCCGTCTGCCTCCGTGTAAACCACAGCGTCTCCCATTGAGAGTGCGACGCTGGCCTTCTTCGGAATCTCAAAGACGCCGGTCACATGGAGGGCCCCCACTGCGCCAGCAGGAATCTCTCCTCCAGCCACGCCAATCCTGTCTCCGAATAAAACAACGGTTCCCGCCAAAATGGCTGCATCTGTGCTGTTTTTGTAATCGAGTGTTTCTCCCCGCTGAATATAAACTGCTGTATTTGCCATAATTTTTCTCCTTCCTACGCCAGTGCAATCGGCGACGTAATCTCAATACCCGGGTTCTTCACAGCTCCTCTGTAATCTAAGACCGTAATACCCCAGTCCCCATACACATCCCAGGCAAAGCCAAGCTGGCCAGGAGCCTCCATGCGCCGGATATTCGGGATGTCCTGTCCGTTTAAGTAATCCACCTGGATGAAATCGGTGTCATTGGTATCGCCGACTAAAAACCAGGGAATTGGCCCGCTAGTAATCTGGGCGTTCAGAGTGGCATCCTCCACAATACGGATAGAATCCTTGTACTGGTAAAGCGGATTGACATCCCCCGACGCGCTGACCGTAGCCGAATTAAACAGGGTATACATCTTAAATTTGTACCCCAGCGGAACCACCAGGACTGCCGGGCGGATGATGATGGCCTGCTCTGCCCCATCCAGCTTCCTCTTGTGACCTCCCAGCGCCAGAATCATGGACTGAACCGCCTCCTGGGTAATGCCGCTCCCCTTCGCCAGAAGGTTCCTGTGGTCAGAGCCAAACAGAACCTTGCCGTCATAAATCTTCGGGTTCCCGGTCATAATCCGGTATACCTGGGTGTTAATCGTCGTCCTGGCCGCCTTCGCCGCCCGGGCCGGCAGCGTCGTTACCACACCCATATCGTCATTGATAAACGCCTGACGGGACATGGTAAACTGGCGTCCATAGGTTTTAAGCTGTCTCTGCGGCAGCTTCTCATCCGTAGGAACCGTATGCTTCAGCTCTCCGTTCTCCGGCACCTCCAAAAATTCCCCGAAGCTGCCCTGCACATAATAGTTATCGGCCTTTTTAAAGTCTGTCAGGGTGCCGCGGGTCGTGAACTGGTCAAAGGTAACCGGAGCGGTCTTATGCCCCTCGGCATAGGCCTTGCGGATGGTCTGATCCATGATGGCCGGGAATGCGGAGGTCGGATTGTAAAAGGAGCGTCGCATGGTTTCCTCAAACAGCTCATTGGGGTTCATCATGTAATAGTTTCTCTTGTCTCCCCCCTCCTCTGCCGCCATACAGTTGGCCGCGATCATGCGGAGAGAAGCGCCGCGAAAGTCTCCTGCACCCGCCGCCGGGTTTTCAATGGCAATGTTATTCCTGAGCAGGATTCCGTCCACAATAGCTGCGCGCTTCTTATCCTCCTCATCTTCCGTTACTCTGGCTGACAGGGGCGCTCCGTTTCTCTCCAGCTGCCCCAGAACCGCCTCTCTTACCTGGGCCATCGTATCCCCCCGGGATATGAACGGCTCAGCATCCATACCAAAGCGTGCGCATAAACCAGTAATCTCTCGAATTCTTGTCCGTTCCGCGAGAGCCGCCCTCTGTGCTTCCTCTTCTCTTCCCGCACTTCCTTCCGGCGGCCCGCACTGGCCTCTGTTCCCTGTTGCTGGTACACCATTTTCTCCTTCTGACGACGTTCCTGATTTCATGTCAATCTGGCACTGGAGGTTGTCAAACTCCGCCTGTTCCTCTGCCGTCAGGTTTCTTCTTTCCTGTCTTGCCGTTTCCGTCAACTGGCGTTGACGGGCAATCATTTCCTGTAAAGTCATTCTTTCTGTTCTCCTTCCTGCTACTTAAATACTTTGGCTTCTTTTAATTTTGCAATCAACCCATTATATTCTTCCTGGGTTGGAGCTGATGTGGCTTCGGCTGGCGCTGTGACCTGTTTAAATGGTGACACAGCCGGCGCCCGATACTGTTCTGCCATAAAGGAGCAGATGTCTTCCAGATTGTTCGGAATCTCATCTGCCGTCTTTCCCGTTAATGCGGCCGCGAGCGCTTTCATATTCGCTTCTAACTCTCCCATATTCTTTCTCCTTTCAGTTGATTTTCATTTACCCGAATGATCCGCTCCAAAAGCTCTAAATCTAGTAATCCTTCCTCAATGCCTTCCATTCCCTCACTTCTCCCCACACCTACGGTCGGATCGGCTGGAACGGAAACGATACTGACCTCAAGTGGTGTCCATTTTTTTGCAATATAGCAAGGGCCGGTAAAGCGTCCGTCACTGGACTTCTTCCCCGCTGCCACCTCCTCCCAGGCATCCACGCTGTACCCGACCGACACACCCTTTAACGTTCCGCTGGCCACCTTTTTCCGGATTACCTCGGCTTCTTCGTCATCGTCAAATTCAATATGTGCTTTTCCCCGGCCATCCTCCTTCCATGCCTTTGTAATCTTCCCCAGTACCCGATCCGTCTTGTGATTAAAAAGGACCACGCCAATGGACTGAAGCCGTTCAATCTCCATGCATCCATCGGAGTGATCCAGAATCTCCACACCATACCAACGGGTATAAGGCTCCTCGGAAGAAAAGGATAGTTCAAATTTCCGACCGTTCTTTTCTTCCTCCAAAGCCCGGATACCGGCATCCATAAAACGCACTGCATGAAAATCGTTTTCTCCCTTCGGATTATTTCTCATTGGCTTTTTTACCATTATTCTCCTCCTCTTCCTTCTCTCCTGGTCCACCTGTTATCATAGCCATCAGGTCAAAGCCTTTTTCTGAAGCATAACTACAGGCCTCCTCTATCTCGTCAACGACCTTCTTCCAATCGCGCCCATTCTCCGCGCAAATTTGTTGGAATGTCTTCTGCCCGGTCTTAAGCATCGTTGCATTGGCATTAGCCTCTTTCGCCGGGTCAATCCATCGTTTCGGCTTAATTACCCATTCGTGGGAAAGATACCGGTCCTTCTTTTCCCAGAAATCGGCTGGGGAAATAACGCCTTTTAGCCAGCAGGAAATCACAAAGGATTCATATACTTCATCTAACAGACATTCTATCAGCAATTCCTTTTCCTCGTCATAGGTCAGGTCGTCTTCAATCATGGATTGTCTGGCCGAAGCGTAATTGGTCTCTGACATGTCTCTGGATGTGGCCTCGTAGGATAAGCCATTGGCAGAAGAAATCATCCGTTGTTGTGCTTTGATGAAAGCCGTTGCGTCTGTCCCTTGCCCGGTTGGGTTGAGCATCTGCGCCTCATCCCCCATATTCATTTCCATAATCATGCCGGGAACCACCCGTTTTCCTTCGTATTGGACAGAAGGGCCGTTCCTAGCTTCCCGCCCTTTCCCCGGAGGTCCGGAAGGGTTCACCCGTTTAATAAACACGGCTAAACAGGCAGCAATCTTTTCTTTGATAGTAACCGCCGTCATAAATTCATTCATGTCCTTGATTCTGGTCAGTGTTGGGCTGAGATCTGACATTTCGCGGACCTGGGACGGCCTTTTCCTGGTATAATAAAAAATTACATCTTTCGCTTCCAGATATACCGGCTTCATCAATGTATACCCATCTACTGAATATTGCCGAATCCAGTAGCCTTCCGGTCGGTTCCATCGGTTGTATTCAATGCCTCCCGCAACCTTATTACCCTGCTTTTTAGGCTGAATCTGAGTGGTATCCAGTTCATCCACCTCCAGCACCTGTATCTGAAACGGCAATACCCCCTGACTTGTGTACCGTTTCACCACCAGTATTCCCCCGTCTGCGACTTTCCTCTGCACGCACATCCGGACAATCTGGACAAATGATTGCTGTCCAGTCACATCGCAATTACCACGCCTGCACCACTGGTTCCACATATGCTCCAGCTCACAATCCAGTTCTGGTTCCCCTGTCGTAATCCGCACCTGCAGGCCGCCCCCGATAACATTCCGTTTAAAGGCTCGGAGAACCGAGTTCATAACATCAGAATTCCGCTCTAAATCTCTCGCTCTGGCTCTGACCGTATCTCTCTCGTATCGGTCTGTCATCTCAGCCGAAAGATTCTGCGTATTCCATTGGCTTTGAAGGCGGCCCGTGTCGCTGGCATCATAATTTCCTCGATACGCTTCATACTGGCTACGCCAAGCGGCCCGTTCTGCTCCTGCCTTCGGGCTGACCGCTCCAATCACCCGGTCTATTACATTCAGTTTCATTGTCCTACCTCCTGTTATCCGGGCCAAAGTCTGCTGCATAGGCGCCTAATAACAATGTTGTTCCGCTGCCCTCCATCTGTGCTTCCAGCCGGTTCCGTTCCGCAATCAAGGTTCCTAGGTCGGCTCTGGTCAGGGAACGGGTACCAATTTTGTAACTCTGCCCTCCGACCATAATTTTGTAAATTGCGTCATTTAATATCTGAAGCTGCTCTACGGGACTGTTGAAAACGCCCATTGCATTATCCGCCATCTTATAACCACCCTTCTAATTCATTCGTCTGTATCCATTGTTCTTCCGAGCCGGACACTTCTGGCTGTTTGGCCGGCGGCTCATAACGTTCCAGATGCCAGCTTCTGGCACCCCGGATATCCGCCGCGGCCATTGCGTACACCTCTGCATCCAGGTAATGGTTGTCACCGTGGCTGCTCTTTTTTACCCACTTCTGCACAGCGGCTCCATTTGCCTGGCGCTCATTGATTTTATGTTCTGCCGTTACCTGGCCCGCATACTCCCCGTCAATCCCGGAGAAGACCATCCAAGAGCCGGTTCCATTCTCGCGCCGGAGCCTGGCGGCGATACGGTCCTTATATTTTGCCGTGTCGATAATGACCAGGTTGATGCCGCAGGCTTTGGAGCCGGCTTTATTAATCACACTGTATTTATAGTCCGTCTCCAGTTTCCTGCTTGCGCCCTTCGCCGGTAGCGTGTAGTCCGAGGTATCTGCACAAAAATCATAAACCATGTCTGTCTGGTCGCCGGAGTCGACTAAAACAAGGGACGGCGTCAGTTTCGAGCCGTCCCTCTTCGCATAATTAAGATTCATGATTTCATCTATCTTCCAGAGATTGGTTTCCTGCCCCCTGGCAATCAGCTGGCTGGTCCAGTGTTCGCCCCAGGCTCGGATAACCCAATAAACGCTGGCCTCTTGAACATCGACTCCTCCGGTCAGTTCAACGGCCCAGTCAGGCACCTCTAGTTCTCCATACTCAGTCTGCCGTTCCATTACCAGTTCTGCCGATGTCTTTAACTTTGTGTCTTCCCACGGTTCTGCCAGCCAGCTGTTGGCAAAGTTCTGAAGCATTTCCGGATCCTCTTTGGATTTCAAAAACTCTTCCGCCACTTCTGCCCATGTAACGAAAATACTGTAGAGTGAATTAATGCGAAATCCTACTGTTTTTGGTTCTCCGACGCCTCTTTTTTTAACTATTTCCCATTCCCCTGCGCGCAGCATTTTGGACTTATCCTTGTCCAAAATGACACATCCGCATTCCGGACAAATATATTTTGCTGTCTGCGCCCGCTCATATGGCGACATGATTTTTTCCGGGTCCTCACAAAATTTTATCTGCTTGAACTCCAGACGGATTTTTTCGCCACATTCCGGGCAGGGAACGAAGTATTCCCGTACTTCATCCGCATTATCATGAAGCTGCCAGATATAATTGTTTTTTAAAGTCGGCGTGGAACAAGCATAAACCTTACTCTGAGACTTAAAAGTCTTGATTCGCTCCATTGCCAGACTGTAGGGAGAAGCCTCCTTTTTAGATGCGCCTCCCATCTTATCAATCTCGTCAAAAAACAGGTACTTGATTGCTTTGGATGCCAGCTTTGACGGAGAACCTGCGCCACGCAGATAAATTGTCATCGTCTTGAATTTTAACCTTAATTCCTTCGAGCTATTTTCGTAAAAGAGCTTTTTAATTTGAGGAATAAGACGAAAAGCCGGTTTTAATTTATCATTTGAAATATCTTTTGCCAGGTCATCAGAGGGGTAAACAATCATGGTGGGGCCCGGTTCCTCTGTAATAAGATAGCCAAGCATATTAATCAGCGCTTCTGTTCCTCCAAGCTGAGACCCTTTACACAGATAAATTTCCCGGATATTCGGACTGCTGAAAGCATCCATAATTCCAATCAAATACGGGGTGACTGAATTAGACCACTTGCCGGACAGATTGCTGCTCTCATCCAACACCCGGTAACGCTCTGCCCATTCACTAACCTTCAGCTCTTCCTGGGCAGACAAAGTTTTTAACAGGACACGGCGAAACAGCGCTCTTGTTTTCTTCCGGTTTCTGTTTCTTTGAGTCATCCATCCATCTCCTCATCCTCCTCGTATTCGTCCAACACTTCGTCAGTTGCATCATCCTGCTGGCCGTCAATCTCTTCCGGATCATAAGCGGACAGTTCTTCTAGGACCGAATTTAGTTCCCGCTTTATAATCAGAATTACTGCATTGATATCCTCCTCTCCCATAACCTGCATCGCAAGTTTTGATGGCAGAGACAACAGCCGATTTTTAAAGCGAATCAACATATCGGATAGGAATGCTTCGACATCGGCTGCCTCATGGAGTTCTCTCCGCAGCTTTCTAAGCTTCAAAAGTGAGATTTGTTTCTTCACTTCTTCATGTTCCGCCTGCACTTCCTCTTTCGAGATAGATGCCCGGCGCCCCGTTTCCGCATTCACCTTATATTCAATGTACTCCTGAATGCTTTTTTCCAGGCCATACCCACGGCCTTCATGGCTCAGCTTAAAAAGGCCCTCTTCCCTTAACTGCCGGACTCTTCGGGAACTGATGCCAAGACACTGGGCCAGCTCCTTTTGGTTCACTATCACCCTCTGTCACCTCCATTCCAGCACCTCCAAAAGAGGAAGGAAGTACCCTGAAAAATTTGTTCTGAAAGAGAAAAAGACCGCGCGTTCCTCGGCCCCGCGTAGGGCCTCCCCCCTTGGTAGTACCTTAGGCGATCTGCGGCCAGTCTCCCCGCTCCCAAGCCTTTCGATTTCAGCCTGCCTTCTTTACCAGCAGACCCACCTCCTTGTTTTGGGTATAGAAAAAGAGCCACGGGTTGGTGGCTCTCCTACTATCAGTAGACATATGTAATTCATTTTAAATATCGCAACCAGCGGATAAGATATTCGGTGCTGGTCTCATTTTTGTCTTTTTTTCGTTTTTCAAATGCGGTAAAGCCATTGTTTTTATAAAAATTAATAAGCTTTTCCCTGTCTTCCGATTCCAAGAATATAAAACGGCCGCCTATTTCGTTTTGAATCTCCTTTATTTTGTCTACAGCCATCTGAAGCAGTTCACATCCATAAATCAAGGTATCGTTACCTTCCGAATAATTCTTGCTTAACTGTGCAATTAATGGAGCTGGCACTATATACTCCCTTGTGTTAACGTCATAGCTTCCATGATTATTTAATTTCTTTGCCATCGTTTTACTAACGGCATCACGTGAAACACGTATAAATTTGGGTGCAATAGCATAATAACCTATGAGGTACTTTTCCTCTCCATCATCAGATTTCCAGTATACCAGGGTTGTCTTCGCCAAGCCCTGTCGCGAAAACTCAATCGCCTTATTTCGAATAAAATCCTGTACATCAAAATTATCATCACACATAAAACAGGAGAGAATTGATTTCACCTCATTCTCTCCTAATTGATTTAGCATATCATCTAATTTAATCTGAACGAATTCTGCCATTTTAACGTTTACCAAAGAACTCTTTGATTTTATCTCCTTTTATTTCTGAACACTTTCTGCTCATTGTAACATGCTCAAATCTCGTGTTTTCTGCTTCATTTAATGCCTTTACGAATGTATGTGCACGTTGTCGCTCTTTGATTGTTACATCTTTTAAGATGCTGCTCGTTGCCATACATATCACCTCCCAGATTGTTGGCACAGCCTTTGTTTTGTTATATAGTTTTTCCCGCTTACGTGTAACTATGCGTAACTATATGTATTTTTATTATAACGTAATTTATGCGAAAATCAATAGGTTGTGAGTACTTTTATTCGTATTTTTTACGGTTTTCTGCTTTTTTCAGCATCTTTCTGCGCCTTATTGCACTTTCCTATATTTTTGGTAGTTTCAAGCTATTTGCTCCCTCCAATTCTTTCATCCTACCACAAATTCCAGTAGAAGAAAAGCACCCATCTCACGACAGGTGCCTTTCCAAAGGGGAGTGTTCCCACTATTCAACTGGTTATACTTTTTCTCGCAAAGCAGCAGCATCCGGAATCGAACCGGAACCCAGGGCACCACCCTGTCCACCTGCCATTGGCGAGATGCTCCCAAAAAAAGACCCCGGGCCCGAAGGACACCGGAGTACGTTCATAATGCGTGGTCAAGTCGGCCACCAGGCTGTTATACACTGGCGACCGTATGGGGAGGGGAGCCGCTGGCTTTAAGGCCTTTGGCTTCATAATACACTATAGCATTTCCAAAACGAACAATGTGAACAAATCGAACAAACTTTACGATGCTTTCATAAACCGGTCGAATTCTATTCTCACACTATCTGCCGTTGCCTTGCGCCCCATCCTTACAGCTACCTCTCCCCACGTCATTTCCTCAAAAATTTTCATTCGGATTATTCTTTGCATACGCTGGGGGACCGTATTCAACCACGCCTCAACCTGTACCTTAATCTCCGCTGCAGTCGCCCTCCGTTCCTCCAACAGCTCCTCTTCTTCATCCAGCAGGCTCGGTGTCTGCACCGTCGCATATGCCAGCCCCTCTATGTGGTAACTCTGGGCCGCATACGGGAACTCTTGCATAGAGCCTTTTACAGAATCCTGAAGAATCACCTTGCGCCGCTGCCTCAATCTCTGAATGTCCCTTTCCGTCTCCTTGATTAACTCACAAGCATCTATATACTGGGTCAGAATCTCCTTGTCCACTGGCATCACCTCCTCTTGATTTATCCTCCGGCTTGTCCCGAAGCCCATGCACCGGACACAACACCGTGTAACAATATGCCGGCATCACCGCCGACCAGGTCTCCGGCCGCGGCCCCTTCAAGATGTAGTCCTGGACGGATGCCCGACGGCGCCGCTGCTCTGCCACTTTTATGTAATCTGATTTACTCGTTTCGCCCCCTCCTATCGTAGTTTAAAGACTATTACCCGGGAGTTTGGATTACAA